GATCATTCAACCATTTATTTAATCGCTCGGTGTTATCCCAAATACCTTTTTTCATTAACTCTTCTACTACAATCAACGGAATAGACGCAATTCGATGCCATTCGCCACGACCACCACTACTTTGAGTGTCCCAGTCTTTGCGTTTTTCTTTGTTAACCATTAATATCGGGTCAACCCATTGCTTATTCTCGAATGTGATGGTATCCTTCCATTCATCATACCAAACATTCCTAAGAACATCACCTCGGAATTCAGAGTCAAGTCGCTTCTCAGCCATAGTCAGACCATCCAGTAAAAGACAGCCGATACTGCCCATCCCATCATAAACCAGATAAATTTATCCCAATCCATTTTTCGCCTCCTATGTTCTTCTTGGATATATTTAATCCACTTAGGATCTATATACATAAGGTAAGAGGGAGGGTTTTACCCCTCCCAATCCCCATTAACTATAATGCTACAGTTAACTCTGCTACCTTTGCAGAAGAAGCCTCATTCCTATACTCAAGAGTATATTCACAAAGCATTTGACGCTTCTCAGAGTCACCCGTTCTTGCCAACGGTTTAACCTGGAATGGTCGAAGATAACCAACCGCCCAGTAATCCGTATCTAGGATCAAAGCAGTTCGATCCCGTTGAACACGATTAGGAATAACCTTAAAAGTACCGAAATCGCTGACATAAACATCAGCCGCTCCGATGATTACTCCCTGTCCAACATTCTTCTGGTCACGATACAATGTAGCAATACCATCAAAACCAGAAATAACTGTTTTATTATGTGGACCTACCATAATCATCCCAGGACTTCCGCCTTGGGTGTAACAGTTCTTGATCTGTGGTTTCAACAAAACCTCAGTCAAAGCACGGGGAGTACCATCCACAACATCGGCAGTACCATTCGTGGAACCAGAAACTCCGTGAGAGGTATTCGTCTTTATAACTGCCTCTGCACCAGAACATTCTCTAGCACCAGAAGAACTACCAGCTTCTGCGATCTGCGGAGAAGTCAAACGACATTCCATATCTCGCTTTAACTCTTTCCCAGCTTTAGCAACTTGGTAAGCTACCTCTGATTTTTTACCGGCTTTGTTGACTACTTCCTGCGTACCAGAAACAACAATAACCTTATCAGAAATCTGGGTAAGGTTAGTTACTCTGGTAGTTGCAGTAATAGCATCGTTTGTCGCTTCATCACCGTCAATAACTTTATTATTAGCGGTAAAAGAAGCAAGTGAATCTGTCTGCCACTCGTGTGTAGTAGCAGATACTTTAACTCGACCAATCGAACTCATAAAAGGAGTATCGGTTGGGGAGATATTGTAAATTACATCTGTTAAATCCTCACGATTGCTATTTACGCCATCGTAAGAATCGTAGGTTTCACTTGGTTGTGCCATAATTGGCTCCTTATTCTATTAAATCAAAAATCAAACGTGCCGCATCATCAACACGACCCGTCTGTTTTAATTTTTTGTTTTGTCGATTACGCTTGTCCGTACCCATAGTACCTCTTGAGTCCGAACCCCTTGGGCGTTGTACCCTTGGAGCATTGCGTGTTTTTTTACCACCTGCATCCGCATTCTTGATCTTGTCAAAAAGCATTGCCTTCCGCAAGATAACCAAGGCTCGATGATCGGATATTGTATCGATCTCTTGCTGTTTGTATCCCTGCGTTGCGGCGTAACCTTTCAACTGATCCCGTAATGCACCGCCCTTTTTAGGATCAGTCCACTCTGGGATATGTTTCACCAATGCATCTGCTTCCTTCTTGAGCAACTCGGTATGACCTGCTTGCATCTGTGACATTTGTGCCTGACGCTCTTTAATAGCAGATTCCTGTACCGTTTTACGTTCCTCTTCCATCTCACGCAATTCATCCCGTTTGGCAAAATACTCCATCGGGTCTTCCGTTCTGAGCCTTTCAAGCTCGCCCTGATCGACTTTTCCGATCTTATCGTTCAGACGCTTGTCCAGTGCCTCAAGAGCTTGCATATATTGCTGACTTTGTTGAGCCAAGACGTTTTGGGCTTGCCCCATTTTCTGTCTTTGATCATCAAAATCCTGCAAACCTTGCGTGTTTTTCCTGTCCCGTTGATAACTGGCTTTCAGTTCACCAAAGGTGACATTAGTTCCATCAATGTCGTAACCCTCTTCGCTTTCAGCCGGTTGACCTACAAACTCATCATCTGGAACAGATTCTTCTATATCTTCAACGGCTTGTTCTTCTACAGATTCAGACTCAGCCGAAGTGTCTTCCTCTGTCGGAAATTCACGGGATTGATACTCATCAGACCCAAGGCTTTCAACAGCCTTTGCGGCACTATGGACATCCTCGTACTTTCCAAAAATCCCATCATTAGGATTCTGTTCATTTGCTTGTGTTTGTTCTTCAGCCATTTTGTTCTCCTTAGTTTGCGACCCCACGCTTGACAGAAGAAGCTTTCGCTAATTCCTCAATCTGACGGTCAGCCAATTTTCCGGTTTGCATAACGGTCTGTAAATGACCCTCTACTGTACCTAACATTTTAATTGCTACCCATAAAGACTCTCTTGCCTCTTTATCTCTTGCTGGTGAATTTTCCCATTCATTCAAATATAATTCCCTTAAATATGTAAACGATTCTTTAAACAATTTATCGTTTAATATTCGCTCGGCGTTCTTACCTCTTGATGTTTCAGTATCCCTATTCGCCATTATTCATTCTCCGCCAAATCCTAGTAATCCTCCGGCAACTGGATGTGAACCCCATCCGCCAGATACCTGCCTTCCACCCCAACCTCCATAGTTACTACCTGGAGCGGCTTGAGCGAATCCACTTAATCCACCAGCTTGAGGTACTCCAACCCTATTAACAGGCGAACCAGCTTGAGGTAAATTAGCGGCGTAATTTGCTCTTGCCATTGCGTCTTGCTGAACACGTTCGTTAGATCTACTTTTAGTACCAATATTCCCGAAGAAAGAACCTAGATTACTTAGATAATCATTGATATTGCCAAACTGTGCATCAATATATCCTTGTTGGTCAAATTGAGAAGGAAAGGTTTGCCAATTAGTTTCTGATCCATCATCTGCCATCCCCCAGCCTTGATAAGAAGGTGTTGTGAAGTCAGCCCTTGTCCCACCGTATGGATTATAACGTGGAGCGGTTGAAAAACTCGCTAATGGATCTGGTTTTGCATTCATCGTGTTAACTATATCAAATAAACTTTTGAATTGATCCCCTGCATATCCTTGAAATGCACCTTGCTGTGCTTGATTTTGTTCTTGCTGCCATTGGTTTAAATTTTGGGAATAACCACCACCTACAGGATACCCCCCTTCATAAGAATCATATTCTGGAGCCGTTGCCCCTTGGTAATTAAACGGTATATAATCAGCCATTATTGCCCCACCTTAATCGCACGTTTCTCTTGTATTTCCGCACCAAGTTCCATTAACTTGATACGGTTCTCTTCACGTTCCATCATAATATCTGAAAGCAGTTTTTCTTTTTCAAGTTTAAGTTTTTCAATTTTAAGTTTGAACTCCTCTACATCCATTTTATTTTCAACCTGATCCTGTTGCATATCCGCTTGCAGTCGCTCTCTTTCAATCTGATGTTTCATCTGATCATTCTGTGCTTTCATCATATCAGCTTGTGCTTTTTGCTGAAGCACTTGTTGCATTGGATCTTGTTCCTTAGATCCTCTTTGCTCTGGCGGAACCATCTTCGGATCAGTAAAGAAGTCCTGATAGTTTTTCATCCCCATCGCCTTTGTTGCTTCCTTCAATAAATTATAAGCATTCTCCGGTTGAACAATAAATTTAAGTTCCTCATCTTGTCTTATGTTGGAAATATGCGTACCCAACATATTAAGATTCATTATCGTCTGATCACGATTACCATTACCCAATCCAACCGTTACAGTCATATTCATACGATGACTCCATTCCAATGGATCAATCTGAACCCAGTCCTCTCCAGTTAACTGAACCATTCTTTTTTTATCCTGATGCTTAACTACCAATTCGTGTATCTTTAAAAATAAATCCTTTACTCCAGTTTCAGCAAAAATTCTTGCCACTAATTCCATCTTCATATTTGCGGCGGTAACTTGCTGACTTACAGCCGTGGCAGTCGTATGTTGCAGAGTATCCGCATCAAGTCCTTGGAATACCCTGATCCCCGTCCTCTCATCTCTCACTTTGTCTATATATTCCAACATCGTAAATGAAGAGTTCGGTAGTTGCGGTTGCTCCAATCTGCGAACCGCTCCTGCAACCTTCTCCCTGATGATTCCACCAGGTCTGGATGTTAGTAAGTCGTCCAAGTTAACCTGACCTTCGACCATAACATAACGCCCGTTATTCAACATATAATAGTTGTCGAGCATATTACGCCAGAGGGTTGACTTGATTAATTGCAAGTCCATAGTCAGATCGGCTAAAGATAACCCGTAAAACTTATGAGGAATTGGGATCGGGGTCAGAGAGATATAGGGATGCCCATCTACTTCCTCCTTTGAAAGTATTCTTTCCCCTGCCTTCAAGACCTTGATCCATTCGGAAACTCCATCACCGTTTGCATCAATTTTTAAATAACATTCATCTACCCATATTTTTCTATCGGCTCCCTGTACGCCAGGATTCATTTCCGTGTTTAAAGAAGAATCATCGTAATCGTGCCGTGCCTGATATTCCTCTGACCACCATTGTTCATCATTGCCAACTAATTCATCAACGTCCTTAAACCCCATTTCCTTGAGTTCAGCAATTGTTGTCAATGTTCTATCGCCTAAGAATATTGCGTCTTCCATTGTATCCGCCTGTTTTGAAATATAAAATTGTTCCGGCGGTACAACCATTACTTTTATTTTTCCCTCTGTTTCTTTTCTTGTGATTACTATGTCGTGTAATATATCTGGTCTTATAAATTCAGCTTCCGCTATCCCCTGATCTATCTCACCCTCTCCAGAATTTTCAGAATGTTCCAATACTTTAACTTCTGGATGGTTTACTATATTAAGATATTCAAGATCAGTCAGCCCCGTATATTCCTCACGCCTGTCTACATCTGTTTCATCCCACCAGACTTTAGTGATACCGTTTTTCATCATCAAGGCATCCTTGAACCAGTCATAAAGAATCTTGAACCCGTCATTATCACGATTCAAAACATAATTTACATACTGGGTTTCCTGTCTTGCGGCTTCAACATCTTCTGGACCGTG